CTGGACTGGCAACAGTCTTGTCGGTGAAGGCTTGCCTGCTGGGTTTGAAATTCAAGGCGTGTTCACTGCCTTTACTTTGAATAGTGGCGGCGCTGTTGTCGCATACAAGATCTGATCATGGCTAAGTCACACGGCGGCACAAGTGCAGTTGATTGGTCGGTAGGTGCCGAAGTGATTAACGACACGGCAGCGCATACTGGCAAGTTTATGCATATTGACTTTTATGAAAGCAGCACGATCACCGCAATTGTCAGCACGAATGTGATTGATAATAGTTTTGCGGGTGCAAGCGTTGATCAAGGCGCACATTTGACGGGTTACTTTACTAGCATTCAGCTCCAGAATGGAGCGTGTATCGCATATCGAATCTAATGGCACTTGCTGGATCGCTACGGAAGACCGCTACCAAGCTGATGAGCAAGTTTGGCGGTGATGTCACGTTGCGTACAGTAACGCCTGGCGTCTATAACCCAACGACCGGCACCGCATCGGAAACCACATCAGATGTAACCATCAAAGGCGTGTTGGAGGATGTCAACGCCCGTGAGGTGAATGACCTGATCCAAGCTGGTGACCGCAGGCTGACGATCGCAGCGGCTGATGTGACCGCAGCGCCTACCTCTGCCGATAGATTGGTAATTCAAGGACAGGTTTTTCAAGTTGTCCGCATCGCCACGATCGAGCAGGACAACCAGCCCATCACCTACGAATTGATCCTGAGGGCATAGCGATGGCACGCAACATTCCGCTATCACAGATCGGGAACTACATTGAAGGGCAGTACGAAAAGTTGCTCCGTGTTGCGGTGCTCGAAACTGACAGGCGTGTCAAGGAGGCCAGCCCAGTTGATACCGGTAGGTTGCGTGCAAGCTGGCAGATCGGCGAAAACTCCGCATCGGGCGGCCTCAAACCGGAAGGCCAATACAATGGCGCCATTACACCACCGGATCGCACAAACTACTCGCAAGAAAAGCTTGGTAACGTCTACAGCGTCCACAACAACCTGCCATACGTCGAACCAGTTTTAACAGGCAACAACCTGCCGCCATCGTGGAATGGCACCTGGCGATCTAAGGGTAATCAGATCCAAAAGGGTTACATCCCTAACATGGTGGCCAAGGATATGCAGGACTTCATCAAGAAAGCCGCTGACAAGATCGCAAGGGAATCATGAGTAGCACCTACAATGACGTCCGCGCTGCTATTGAAGGCCGCATTGCCACTGAGATGGCATCAGCGCCTTCCTATCCCGTTGCTTATCCCAACGTCCCGTTCACACCACCAAACAACCTGCCATGGCTGCAGGTATCACTGACGTTTGGTGGCAATAGCTATGCCACGCTGATTGGTCCTAGCACTGGTTTCAACAAGCAAAATGGCTTGCTGACAATCAATACCTTCACGCCTGTTGGTGTTGGTGCAGCGGCAAATTACACCATCACTGAACGCATCAAGGATTTATTTGATCGTCAAACTGTATCTAGCATTATTTTCGATGCGGCATCAGGGCCAAACGTCATCACACCATCAGAACCAGAGGCAGCCTATTTTCAGACGCAACTGAGCATAACCTTCGAGGCGTATTTAGACTACAGCTAGCCATTCATTCTTTTCCCTATCATGGCCGTCACCGTTCTGTCCGGTACGTCCGGCGCTCTGTACTACAAGCCCGCAGGGACCACCGGCACGTTCGGTGAGTCTGACGTCACTGTTGCCGATGATGAAATCACGGTGCAACCTTACCTGAATCTTCAGGTTGGTGATCCTGTGGTGTTCAGCGTTGTCAATTCTCAAACTGGTGGTTCCGGCACTGGCACCTTGCCTGCTGGTATCACCGGAGGTACCACCTACTACATCATCAGCTACACCGCTTCGACTGGCGTGCTGCAGGTGTCTGCTTCCCTTGGCGGCTCGACCATCACCATTACCGATGATGGCACTGCCAATGCTCCTAACGAATTCCAAGTGGCCTATGCCGATTACGCTGCTGTCGGGCAGGTGCAAAGCTGGAGCTTTGAGATCAGCCGTTCTGAAATCGACGTGACCACCATCGGTCAAGTCGGCACTCAGTACGCTCCGTTCCGTGCTTACATCCCTGGCTTCGCGGATGGCAGCGGCACCGCTACGGTTTATGTGACCGATGAGGATGCCGCGCTTTCTAACCGCATGGTTGAAGATGTGCTTCAGCGGAACCAAGTCGGTTGCGCCTTTAAGCTCTACACCGACAAACAGGATACCGAAGCCCTGAGCCGCAGCATCAGCATGGACGCCGTGCTGCTGACCGCCAGCCTGAACATCAACCCTGATGATGCTCAGCAGGTCGAAATCACCTTCCGTCCGACCGGTGCTCCTAGCTTTGACTTCAGCACCAGCGCTTGATGAAAGAGCAGCCCCGGCATTGCTGGGGCTTTTTTGTTGCTAAAGTAACAACGAGTAGGACATTTTTTGAGCATGACCGCAAAGCTGTCCGCATTGGATCGCTTGAAGAAGGCAGCAAACTTCACGCCATCCAAGCGTGTCGTAAAGCTGAACGACGGCACTGAGTTTGAGTTTTATGCAACGCCGCTCACGATGTCCGAACGCGAGCGCGCGCAAAAGATGCCAGGTGGTGATGACGCCAGTGGTTTTGGCCTCAACCTACTGGTCAACAAAGCCATGGACGAAAACGGGCAGCGGTTGTTTCAGGCTGGCCAGATCGCAGAGCTGCGTGAGGAAGTGCGTGATGATGACATCCAAAAGCTGATCCTTGGCGTGATCCAAGAGGATGAGCAGTCAGACATGAAAAGCACTAAAGAGTGACCTGCGTCGTGATAACTGGCTCATGTTGCAGCTTTGCGTCGCAGCAGAACTCGGCATGAGCCTTGCGCGGTTGAATCAAGAAGTGACACCAGAAGAGCTGCTTATTTGGGATGCGTTTTTTACTGTCAGAAGTGAAGAACGCGAGAAAGCGATGAAACGACGGCGGTAGACTGCTGTTATCGATAGGTGTTGAGCAGTGGCCGCCGTTGCTAATGTCGCAATCAATCTTGATTCGCGTGGTGTACCGGCGAAGCTGAAGCAGATCGCAGATCGCGGTAAAGAAGTCGATCGATCGCTTAATGGTGCGGCAACTAGCAGCACCAGAGCTGCTGCTAGCTTTAGCAAAGCTGGCAATAGCGCAAGCCAAGCTGCTGGCGGATTCAACAAATTAGGAAAAGCGATAGGCGGGATCATCACCGCTGCCGCTGCATTGCAGGCACTTAAGTTCACTATTGTCAGCACTGCTGAACTTGAAACGCAAACCCGTAGCCTTAAAGTATTAACGGGCAGCCTTGAAACAGCTCAGAAAATTGTCCAGCAACTGCAAGACATTGGTGCAGTAACGCCATTTACTAGCACTGAGCTAATCGATACAGCAAAACGACTAAGTGCGTTTGGCGTTGAAACAGAGAAGCTGGTTGACACTACGCGCCGATTAGGTGACGTTGCTGGCGCGACAGGTGCGGATCTTGGCGGTATCGCCACAGCATTTGGCCAGATCCAAGCCAAGGGCAGGTTGCAGGGCGAAGAGCTATTGCAACTGCAAGAACGCGGCATCGATCTGCAGAGCGAACTGCAAAGAATGTATGGGCTGACAGGTGAAGAATTTAGAAAGGCATTAGAGAAAGGCAGATTTAGCGCAGAGGCTGTAGATGTTGCGCTGCAAAACCTTACCAACACTGGCGGTAAATATGCAAACGGCGCAATTGCTCAGTCGGACACATTGGCTGGCAAATTTAGCACTTTGCAAGATGGCATCACTAGAACAGCGCAAGCGCTTGGGCAAGTGCTATCGCCAGCATTGCAGACCATTCTTGATCAAGCAATTGGTGTCGTCAATTCAATCAATAACGCATTGGCCGCAGGCCGCAGGATCCAGCAGTTTGGCATCAAAGCACAACAAAGAAATCAATTGTTTCAGCAAGCTGGCAGAGAAGCCGAAGAAATAGCTCTCTTGCGCGGTGGCGGCAAGATTGACCCCGCTACATTTACGCAACTACGAGATCAACGATTCCGCGATTTAATCGAGCGGTTTGGATATGAGACTGGTCAAATCCAGGTGGAAACAAAGGCGCCTACGCTAGAAACTCCTAGAGTGCCTGAACTGTTGGGAGGAGGCGGTGGTGCAGCGGCCAGGGGCGCAGGCGCAGCTAAGGGTGCCCAGCGCGCGGCAAAAGAAGCGGAACGTGCTGCCGAAGCAGGCAAAACTCTATTAGATCAGCAGCAACGGCGGATTAAACTTTTACAGCTTCAATCACCACTTGAAAAGCGATTGCTTGAAATCGAGTTTGATCGATTGGATGCGAAAAAGCAAATTGAAAACATTTCACCCAGCCAGCGGTCAGATGCCGAGGCGCAAGCGAATACGATTTCCCAAATGGAAGCAGGCCTCGCCATTGGCGAATCATTGGCTCAAGGCGTAAGCGCTGAAATCGACAAAGCAAAAGCATTTGAAGATCAGTTGCGTCCCTTACAGGAGCAACGCAGGTTGCTTGAGGCTCAACTGAATGGTCGCAGAAAAGAAGAGGAGCTAATAATCCAAATTGAAAACGCAACCAGTGGATTGGGAGATGCAGAAGCTCAGCGGGTTGAAAACTTGATCCGTGGCAATGCTGCGCTAGAAGATCAGCTGAATCAAGTTGATCTACTGAACGAAGCCCTCGCCGGCGCTGGTGAAATCATCGGCAATCAGTTACGTGGCGCGATCGATGGCTTGATCGATGGCACGGCTGATTGGAATAACATCTTGCGCGATACATTGAGCCAGCTTGGTAGCTTCTTCCTGAACCTTGGATTAAATCAACTCGCTGGCCCTGCTGGTAGTGGTGGCATCCTCAGTTTCCTTGGCTTCGGCACTCGCGCCAACGGCGGCCCCGTCAACGCAAACCAGCCTTACATCGTCGGCGAACGCGGTCCTGAGTTGTTCGTCCCATTCCAGCAGGGCAGCATCACCTCCAACGAAGCGATGCAACAAGCGAGCATGGCTCAGCTTCCATTCACCCGCAATGCAGAATCGATCAGCCAGGCAACGCAAACCGCACAGGCAATGCAATCCGCTGGTCCGATCAACGTAAAATACGAATCAACCGTGATTAATGGCGTCGAGTACGTAAGCGCTGAGCAGCATCGTAAGGGAATGGCCGAAGCAGCCGAACGCGGTCGTGCGTTGACGCTACAAACGCTGCAAAATTCAGTGCGGACACGGAGCAAGGTCGGACTATGAGCGCCTACGCATTCGTCAATTACGTTCGCTTCAAGACGCAGGCTGATGCTTACACCGGCACGCCGTACCAGAACTTCAGCATCAACGAGCAGCGTGTCTACGACGGCATCACCTACAGCTTCGCGCCATTCGCCGTATCATCCGGCGGAGGTGCTCGCGGCGGTGACCGCTCCAGCGCATCACTCGTGGCTGGTACGGATGCACTGTCCGTCAACCTATTCGCCGAAGCGGTGCAGAACCGCTACATGCTGGAGATCAAAACCGTCAGCCTTGATCCGTTGACCTTTGCCGATGAAGCACTGGCTGCATCCGAGATCTGGCGCGTTGCTTCCTACGACATGGACACCACCCGCGTGGTGCTGAAGCTGACATCACCGCTCGATGCCGTCAAAGCGCAAGTGCCGCGTCGCACGCTTAGCACCGCATTGGTTGGTGCATTACCCACATCCGGCGCATTGGTGGTGAGCTGATGTGGCGCCAATGGATCGGCCTGCCGCATAAGTTCCGCGCTGATCCACGCAACGGCATCGGCGCCGACTGCTTAATCATGACCTGGAACGTTCTTGATGATGCGGGTATCTCACACCCTGCATTTGATTCAAGCTGGCTTGATTTAGCTGAGAAAGGAGCGCATCAAGAGTTAGTGCGACTTTACGAGCAAAGTACAATACCGTTAGACGCCCCAGAGGAGTACGCGGTTACTTTGTTCTCCACTGCGCGAACAATCGGCGTTGGCATTGTTGTTGATAACGGCTTGCTCCACGTCCACCACCGCCGTGGCGTTCAATGGATGCCACTGGATCGTTGTAAACCGCTGAAATTCAGGAAGTTCAAATGATGCTGCCTTCTGATCGCTACCTTGCCGACATTCTTGGTCTGACGGAAGAGCAGTACCGTCATTTTCAAATTGAGGTACGAAAACGCGCAGCCGAAGGCCCGCAACCTGCAGTGGTGGCTGAGGTTGCCACCGTAATCGCCATCGCCAACCTTGTGATCGGCCTTGGTGCGTTGGCGGTTTCGGCGCTACTCAAGCCAACAGTTCCGCGACCCGGCCAAGCACCAGGGCAGCCACGTCAGACGCAGGACATTACCGATCCGATCATCCGCAACAGCAGGTTTGCGCCACGGTACGGATTCGACAGTCAGCAGGATATTGCCACACTCGGCAGTATCATCCCGATCGTTTACGCCAAACGTGAATCGATCAGCGGCAGCTACTACGGCGGCATCAGGATCAACATGCCGATGCTGTGGAACCAAATCTTGAGTCTTGGCGGCGGCCAGATGCTGCGTGGTGTGTTCCTTCTTGGTGAAGGCACTGTAAGCAGTCTCGATACTGCTGGATTTGCGATCGGCTCCAATACGCTGCAGGGCTACGTCTTCGACAACAGCTCCGCAACCGAACAAGGCGCTCGTGTCACGGTGTACTTCAGCCCCGATGGTGGCCGCATTGCTGGGACGGATCGCGTTCTTGGTCGCACTGAAGCTAACGATGACGGCAGCTCCAGCAGCTCCGATGTATTTCAGGTGTACTGGAATGGAGGTGAGCAGCAAGACTTCTGCTCATCCAATCGCCCGAGCACGCAGACCACGTTCGGCGTCTATGCACCGATTGGCAATGACCTGATGTACAAGGTCAACCCTGTCATCCGGCCAGGTGTTCGCAGTCAGTACCAAGCAAATACCACCGATGGCCGCCTGCAGGTTGATTGTCCAAACGATGCTCAGCAGATCAATCGTCGCAACAAATTCCGCGCTGACTTTTCAACTTTCAGCGGCATTATCGGAGATAACACTGAGCAGTCTGTCGCTGTTGGGGATTCGCTGACTTACAAACTGTTTTACAACAGTGACTGGGCCACTACATTCGGCACTGGTGCCGATCAGGTTGAGGCACGCGACGTTGCATCATCCGTGGCGTCTTTGCAAAAAGGCTGGGACGACAAGATTGTCGTTGGTGAGGTTTACAAAATCGGTACTGCACTTGCGGTTTGCACAACACGCACCGAAGACCAGTTTGTTTCCGAAGCCGATCTTAATGGCAGCAGCGTTGGTGCGGTCACAGTTAGCGCAACATTCAGTGTCGTTGAGGCTGGACTTGTTAAGGGTTACACCGAAGCGCATTTGATTGACGCTGGTGGCGATGCCGGTTCACGTGAAAAAGCTACAACTGGTGGGCATCTGCTGCGTTATGCCCGAGGCCAGGTTGCTACCACACGCGGCTGTCAGGCTGTAGAGCTTGGCTTGAAATCCACGCTCGGCATCAGAATCAACAACCTGTGCAACTTCCGCGACGCTAAGACCTACGAGTTTGCTGACACAAATTACTGCGAAGAGTTTGCGAACGCCGACATCGACGAAATCAAGAGTTCGTTGTACCAAAGCGGTGTTATCACCTCGCCAGTTCAGCGCTACTCATTCTTCAAGATCAAATACCGCGACATTACCAGCAGCAGTTGGACAACGCTGACCCACGCTTACGGTGTCCGCAGCGAAACGCAGCAGTCTGTTTTCAACTACATCCGTTTGGAGTTCAGCAGCATCAAGCAGCGCGAGTTCATGTTTGAACCGCTGTCTGGCTTTGAAATCCGCAACAGCCACTACGGTTCCGGCGCCACGCTGTATGTGCTCGACCCCAAGAAAGGCCGCACCACCGTCAGCGAGAATGGAACGACAGCTGTATTC